GGGAGGATAACACCCTTTTTTCCGATAGTAGCGTCCAGGTTATCGACGAATTTAAAAAAGGATTCGGGGTCTTTGGTGTTCTGCTTGACCCACTCTTTTTCTCGGTAGGCTTCAGGGATTAACGAGATTAACGAAGGGGGATTGCCTGCGCCCGCGGCCCCTGTTGCGCCGCCACCGGCACCGGGACCCGCCGCTCCAGTCGCGCCGCCACCGGCACCGCCACCCGCGGCTCCTGTTGCGCCGCCACCAGCGCCTCCGCCCATCAAAAACGAACCGCTTCCACCACCAGCATTACCGCCGCCATTAGGATCCGGCATTTTTGGGTACCTCCTCTTCATGTTTGAACTGAAGTTCAACAGCCATTATGACTTCCGGTGTCATAAACTGTCTAAGCCGAAGATAAACGTCTCGGCGCGCGTTATTATAAAAAGTCGCTTCAATATCGACTTTTCCCGTAGTAGTCACGACTGTGGAAGGAAGCGCAAAGCCGGTCTCGATACAGAGATAATTCAAAAGAACCCGGCCGTCCTGGGTGGACGATAACCGGGAAATCACCGAGATCATCTTGTTTTTAGCTATCTCGATCTTTTCTTTATTCAAAGCGTTTTGCTTCATACGGGCTGCCCTTGTGAAGCCGTCACGACATCTTTACCCGCACCGGCGACGTTCTTCGCGGCCTCGGATTCGGCCTTCGCTTTTTCCGCTTGCATCGCCGCAGCTTCGGCTTCTTGTTTCGACCGGATATTCGCCTCTGCAACATCACGGGCTTTTAGGATTTTCGAAGGTGCCCCACCCAGATCCCGAATAGCCTCAATGGCCTCCCCGACATCCAGGTACTCGAAAGCCTCCGGATATGCCCCGCCAAGCGCGAGCACTCCATTAATCAACTCGTTCACGCCGGCTTTCTCTGAGGAACGTAAAAGTTGCGCGGCCGGGGAAATGTATTCGATATCATAAAGGTTTTTCCCCGCTATAATCGCCTCTTGAATTTCTGGAGGGATAACAATGGGGGTAATGCCGTTCTGTTCCAGTATTTTTATTTTCGCTTCGTCATCTTCTGTAATGCCCAATATGCCCATCTCGAAAAGGATGCTCACCGAACGCGTAATGATCGGGGTAAGCTGCTCGTTAAATATGCGCGAGTAGACCGAAGAGAGCGCATCGGAACGGATGTCGTACCGGATCTCGGCTTCACCAAGCGTCATGCGCGTCTTATTATTCAGGTCATAGAGCTTATCGATCAAGAAGTGCTGCATGATCTCGGTGCGTAGCTGCTCGATCGCCGCAACTATACTCTGAAGCTCACCGACATCGAAGATAACCCCGACAGGCGATTGGCCAGTCATGCGCCCAGACATATTGAAAACTGAAAGGCCCCCGGCCGAGGTATCAACCGCAGCGGCCCCCAAACTGCCATCATCCATTACGAACAGCGGGGGCTCGACTTTCTTCTCAACTCCCACGACAAACGCCTCTTTGAGTGCGTTAATCTGCGTGATAGCCGGAAGCGCGTCCATCGCTGGACTTCGGCCGTACATCTCATTGGCCAGGCGATACCACCTACTCGGTTTCGACGGGAGCTCCGTATATCCGCTCTCTTTGAGGATGTGCTTATTCTCTACTTCAAAATGGTACGTCGCAAACGGCATTGCCTTATTGCCCGCTTCCGGAGCATCTTTCTGATCCTCCTTCGTCCGGGGCTCAATCGCGATACAGATATGCACCCGATCGAGTTGGCTCTTCTCCTCGTTATATTTTTTCTTAGTGCCCTCGCTCACATTCTCAAGACCGTACGTATTGACAAGCTGCTCGACCGTCGGCTTCTCATCGAAATATAGGGTGTCGACAAACTCATCAGTCGACTGCGAAAGCCGAAGAGACTGCAAAGACCAGCATTTAAAAATCAAAGGGTTAGCGTATTCACCCCGAAAGACACCTACCGAGCCGGTACCAAACGCCGCGCTTTCATCCAGGTTCTCTTGGAACGCGAGCTCGAATCCCGCCTTCTCAGTCTCCATGTACTTCGAGACGACTTCATTTAGGGAAGCATAATACTCTTTGTTGGCTTGGTTTTGGGGAAGATATTTAGGCTGGTTCAATCGAAAAGTACGGCCCCCTGTTTTCCACAGAGAGCCCATAAGCGCGGAGGTCATTGCTTGCAATGCGCGCGCCGCGGTTGAATCGTTTATAGATCCATCGTTTTTAAACGCGCCGGGAGCCGTCTCAGACTGAAAGCCCACCTTTCTCTGATAGACATATTCAGCGAGAACTTCAAACTGATTGTCCCAGGGAGCACGCTCAGTAACGAGCATTTCGCGTTTTTTAAGGAGATAGTCTATAGACTTTGCCACGATAGGAACCTAGCCCTTTCTTGCTGCCCAAAAAAAGGTAGCGCCCCTCACGTCCTAGCTCATTAAGGCGAGCTAACACGTGAGGGGATTGGCCGCAAGAATTACGCGCCAGTCGGACCAGTTGGACCAGTCGGACCAGTCGGACCAGTAGGCCCTGTCGCTCCAGTCGCTCCAGTCGCTCCAGTTGCACCCGTTGCTCCGGTAGGTCCGGTAGGACCCGTTGCTCCGGTCGGGCCGATTGCACCAGCGCCAAAACCAGAATTGGTGACAGTCATTCTCTGCATCGAACCACTGGCACGCATGACAACAATAAAATCGCCCGCAGCTGCGGCTGTCGCAGTTAATGGGATCTCGCTGATATTCAGATACGCTAAACCGAATCCATCCTGTGCCATTGAGTATTTCCCCCTCTGTGTCTCACGATTACTGCATTAAGATCCGATGAGCTTCGCCCCACGCCGAGGAGACGTTTTCAGCGCCCCCGTCGGTGATGTAAAATATGTTCCGAGACGAAATGCGCGACTCGACGCCGCGTTTTTTGCTTCGTCTTCAGTCAGATTTCCAATATCGGCAGTGGCGGCTTGACGTTGAGATTCATTGTAGCGCCGGTTATACTGCGCCCCACTCTCGCTATCTGAATCTGACGGTGTAAAAGCCCTTTTAAACCAGTCGCCTATGCCACCCATGGTGTACGCTCCTATTTGGGTGAAAGTATACCTGAGAGAATAGTCTTTGTCAAGGCATCGGTCTAAGATAATTTAAAAGTCGTTGAGTACCCGCCGTCACTTTTATGACCTTTAGCGAATCTTTTTATCGTTCCTAGCGGGCTTTTCACGCGGATCACCGGAGCGTCAACACGCGTAACTCGATTATGGGCCGCACTCGCGGCAACCGGGTAAGCGAACGTAAGCGCGAACGCATCGGTCTGGTTCAGGAGCTGCTTTTGCTCCGCGCCCATACCCTTTTTTATCTCGTCTTTAGAAGGGAGCGCCAGCACTCCACGGCCGACTGTTTGCTTGAGCGGCGGGATCGAAAGTAAACCGGTCGCGAATCCATCCTCATCCGGGATGTTCGCCCCGCCGTCTTCGAACCACTTACGACTTTCGTCATACATCTCGGTACGCTTATTGAGATATATCTCGGCCTCAAGAGCACTCTCGCCAAAGTGAACGCCGCGTATCCACCGGCCATATCCGAGCTCACGCAACCGGTCAATAGTGCCATACCCCAAGCCAACATCGATGAACGTCATTTGAACTTGGCCCTTATCAAGTTCGGCCGCAACGATACCGACAAGTTTCATCTCGTCCATATCATTGTACTCGCGTTTCTTTACGACTTGGCGTCCGCGCCGCCAGCATAGCGCGGTATCGTCACCCGAGCGCGCCGGGTCGACTCCAAGGATCAGAGGCGCAGCATTATCGGGGACAGTGTTTTGCCGGGCTTTGGCTATGAGCTCGCCTGAGTGTAAAGATTCGCCGGAAGTAATAAACGCTTCTTGTAGCGTGCACGGGTATTCCCGCATGAACGCCCAGAGTTTCCCTCCGAAGGTATCATTTATCTTCTTCCGGCGCCAGTAGATCTGCTCCGACGATAGCCCATAGGTGTCCATGAGCTTTGATTCTTCTTCGGTCGGGCAGAATCCGGTAGGGGTTGGCGACTTGTATTCGTCTTGCCAGAACCAGGGGATGAAAATGGTAATGAAATCTGAATCGGGGCGCAGTCCCGCGATCGCAAGAGAATGGAACATATTGCCTAAACCATTCGCGGTAGACTCAAAGACGATCTCGGTACCAGGTAGATCCGCTACGCCCTGCATGACACCGCCCATCAGCTCGTCTGTATTGGGCCAGAACGCCACTTCAGAGCCATGAAAGAGCTGAAGCGTCATAGATCTACCGACATCCGCACTGCCGGCCGTACCGACCGAATACTCGCTGCCTAGGCCCTCAAACTCGAGGTTCCGTTGGTTCGAGACTTTCACCGAGGGTTTCATTGGCTCGGGGCAGTTATCGTAAAATGCCCCTACCATCTTGAAGATATGCCTAGTGGAATCGGATATGTGCGCGAGGATAAAGACATTGGTCCCGGAGTGAAGCGTAGACCGATGGAAGTACCTGGCCGAGATATACGTCGAACAGCCTTGCTGTCGCCCTTTTACAATGACAACGCGCACGCGGCCCGTCTTTTTTCTCTGGGCTTCTATCCTGGCATGGAGATATGACTGCGCGCGATTGAAGATGAACGGCACAAGCTGACCGGCTTTATCACGGATTTTGAGACAATAGCGGGAATAGAAGGGCAACTCATCGCGAAGACGCGTAAACGTCCCAAAGCGCTGAGTAGAAAGTTTCGGAGGGGCGCCCATATATTACGTCAGCCTCTCTTCTTCTTCTTCTTCGGGGTTTTCACTTTCAGATATCTGATCTAAGAGGCCCACAAGCGTCACGTTTTGACTGCGGATGTCCTGGCGCTGTAACGGTTTGCCCATTACGCGGTCGAGAAGTTCTTTCCTTGCGTCGGGCATCCCGCGCGCCGCATCTTCGACAAGCGTCGCGATCGCCGCATCAAGGTTGTTCCGGCCGTGAAGCCGCAGCTCTGGGCCTTCGTACTCTTCGAGTACGTTCGCTTCGATCGACTTCGCCGCTAAATCTTCGAGCGATTGAGTCTTTCCGACCGGAACAGCCACCCCATTATGCTTTTCTATCCTGACAGGTTTCATCACGATAGGATGGAATCCTCCTCCTCATCCTCATCTTCATTACCGGCTTGTTTCGGCGCTTTCTTGATCTTCGGCGCCGCCGCCGCTTTGGGTTTCGCCGTGGTCTTGCCGGTCAGCGGGTCAACTTCGACTTCAGCCCCCGCAGTTCCGATCCCCTCGAAGCCCTGGTTAAGGTCTTCAAGTTCGCGATCAACGGCCATCGTCGTCTGGTACTTCTCGAAGATTTTCTTGAACGCCATTGGATCTTCTTTTGCGAGCATTACATGCTGCCGGGCGATCTCGAGGTTCCCGTATTCTTCCACCGGCACTTGGAGCTTATGCCTCTTGCAATAGACTCCGAGCTGTTCGATCGTCTGAAACAGCACCGGGAGCTCGTCGGGATCGAACGCGCCTTGCTCGGGCCGGATCTCATCGAGATACCAGGAATACGGCGCGATCGCGTTCGGATCGAGCTTCTTCAGAAACGGCGTCAAGAGCTTGCCTTTAATCATTCCGAGCGGCGCCGAGGCATCCGGTAAGCGGAACGTCGCATTATATCCTTTGAGGATCTTATTTTCCCCGACGGACGTAATGTACTCGCCGTGCACCTTCGCCAAAAAAATTCTTGAGACTGTTGCCATTGCCCTGCCTCCTCTTCGGTTATTTTTTCTGCACTCTTCCGTATGGTAGAAAAAGTATACCCGATAGACGGATAAAAGTCAATAGCGGGGGAGCGAAAATATTGTCTTGTGATATTTGTTAATACTAATTGTTTTCTAAATTTTTTAAAATAGCGTCAGCGGGGGCGCCTTTAGTATACGGAAGCGGTACCCCTTTGGGGTTGCTATGGGGGGTCGGTTTTGAAAATCCAAAAAGAATACGAGGGGACCACCCCCCACGCGCCACGCCAACACCCCAACACGCACCACGAACCGTTAGTGTATATGCACCGTGTATACTCATGGGTATTGCGTGCGTGTGTGAATGTGTCGACTATACACGGTACATATACACGAATGAGCCTGAAAGCAAGCATAGCAAGGTATGGCTGTTAGCGTAAACGTCGAACCTGGGGCATCCTCACGCGATAAAATGGAGGCTTGAGTACAATTAAACTACATTAGCGCATTTGTGCTCAAATGTATATGTGTATAGCAAACGCCTTTTCTCAAACTTTCCTAGGAATACGTAGTATATATATATACCATTTTAAGAAATCTATTAGTATATATACACTATTACACTAACCCCTTTTTTTAGCTTGCAGCACATCACCCTTTTTTACCTCAACATTTGAGCATGATCTATGCTCACGCAAAACATCAAAATGTATAGGCGCTCAAAAAACCCATCTCTACTATACACGAAAACACCCGTTTGTGTATAGGGCTAGTGAAAGTAACACAACACAAAAAAACACTAACAGCCCTAGTGTCACTCATTTCACTATATCGTGTAATAAAGATATGAAAAAGTTTAATTTCTCCCGACGAGCCAGCGACGGAAGAGTTGCATATACACCGACGCTGTCCCGACGGTATTTTGCTATACACGACTATGCGCTAGTGAAAGTATAA